GTTTGTCCTGTCTGTATTCATAGAGGGGTATATGTTCTGCAGGTGGATGCCGTTGTGAATGGGATGGGGAATCAACCAACTATAAAAGATATAGGTGAATTATGGGATTTAAAATAAGAAAATATAATAGTGCTGTTGAGGATGGTAGGTTGATTACATTAATTCAAGTTATTCCATGCCTGAATGTAGGTTCTATATTTGATATGATGAATAGTGAAATGAGATATAATTTTGCTATCGGCTGGCTTTGTTGGATTTGTGAATGGTCATGGTTAAAGAAAAATAAACAAAAAATAGATTCAACTTTATGATGCATTGAATTTAATTATGAACCAATTATTTAAAGATAAAGACAGGATTGAATTGACGCGGCCGGTGTGGTGTTCTGCTGACTTGTGGGACACCCTGGAAAGTGTCATGGAAAAAGACCAGCTTTCCGGTGAAATTTCTTTTACCCGGGCGGAAAAAAAGGTGTTGCGGAAAAGAAAGCCCATCAAGGTGTCTGACTGGTCTGAAAAACACAGGGTCTTGACTATGTCGGTTTTGCCCGGGATCTGGCACAACGATGTCACACCTTATTTGATCGGGATCATGGACGCGCTGGCGCTGGCTTATGTCCGGGAGGGCAATATATGTAAGACACCACAGACCGGCGGATCCGAGGCCATCCACAATTTTGTGGGCAGTCGTATAGACCGGGCGCCAGGTCCGGTGCTGTATATTTATCCGGACGAAAAGACAGGGGTGGAAAATATCAAGGACCGGATCATCCCCATGATCCAGGCATCCCCAAGATTGAAATCTTATTTGACCGGTCAGGAGAAGGACAAGTCATCATACCGGATCAAGTTGTCCCATATGATGATTTATTTAGGCTGGGCCAGGTCTGTGTCATCCATTGCAAACAAGCCGATCAAATACGCCATTGCCGATGAAATTGATAAGGCGGGATTTGATCCTGGGAAAAAAGAAACCGGGGCGCTTGAATTAATTGACAAGCGGCTGACCACATTCCGGCCGGTGTCAAAATTTATCAAAATATCCACGCCTACAGTTGAGAGTGGAAACATTTGGCGGGAACTTAATGCGTCTGATGTGATCTTTGATTATTATGTCCATTGTCCTTTGTGTGGCCTGATCCAGTTAATGGATTTTAAAGGGATCAAATGGGAGGGCGGATCTGAGGCTGACCCCAAAGAAGTTAAAAACAAGAACCTGGCCTGGTATGAATGTGAACACTGTGAAGGTAAATGGGATGAAGAATTGCGAAACCAGGCTGTCCGGAAAGGTGTATGGATGGCACGGCCTAAAGAAAAGGACGCGGTTGCCAAGTTGTCCATGGACATCTACCTTGAAAAATTCCGGCCGGCGGTCATCGGATTCCATATCCCGTCCTGGATATCTTATTTTGTTTCCTTTGGTGAGATTGCCGGCGCTTTTTTGCTGGGCCTTAATGATCCTGTTAAGCTGCAGGATTTTTTAAACAGCTATTGTGCCCTGCCCTGGAAAGATATTGTGGTCAAAAAGGATGAAGCTGGGATATTGGAACACAGGAACGATCTGCCCGCCGGTGTGGTCCCGGCCGATGCCGTGGCCCTGACCTGTGGGGTAGACGTTCAAAAATATGGATTCTGGTTTGTGGTGCGGGCCTGGTTTCCTGATCTGTCAAATCATCTGGTCCAGTATGGATATTTTACGACCTGGGCAGATGTGGGCGCCCTTATTTTTTCCACCCGTTATCCGGTTGAGGGCAAAGGCCCGGAGGCCAGCATGGGGATTTGGCGGGCGGGTATTGATTCCGGCGGTGGCAAGTCATCGGATGATGACTGGTCCAAGACTGAGGAAGTGTATTCATGGGTCCGTAAAAACGGCCGGAATGTGGCCTTTGCCATCAAGGGGGCATCCAGGCCCCAGCTAAAAAAAGTTATCCCCAGGGTGATCGATAAAATGGCCCGGGGCAATCGTGTGATTGAGGGTGGTCTGGTTCTTTATTTTTTGGATGTGGACCAGTTGAAAAATTTATTTCACTGGCGGCTGGACCGTGATCCGGGACAATCCCAGGCCATGACGTTGAATGCGGACACGGGCCAGGATTATGCCCAACAGATCCTTGCGGTACGAAAAGAAAAAGATAGATCCGGCAAAATGGAATGGGTTCAGGTGCGGCGGGATGATCATTTGCTGGATTGTGAAGAAATTGCGGCAGCGTGCGCGGATCCGGAATGGATGCCGTCTTTATCTTATATGATTAAGGCCCAGGGCCAGGCAAAAGGCCGGCGGGTGATCAGCAGGGGTGTTGATGGATAATAAGTGCGGCATACTTGATGGTAAAAAAGAAATCCGGGCATTTTTAAATGATCCCGGCGAATGGAAATTGAAAAAATATCTTTTGGCGGGAATGCCGGTTCTTATAGAGGATGGCCGGTGGCTGGCCCATAAAGAAAATATTGAAGAATTTTTTAAACATTACACCAGAAAAAGAGTGGATGATATTCCAGAGTAAATATTAATTATGGCAATATTTTACATCAGTTTTTATAATTAAACCAGGGGCGTTTTTTGGCCTGTTTTAGCGCGGTATTGATGACGATATAGATCACCCACCATATGAACTTGATTAAATTAATATTTTATTCAAAACCTGCCTTTAAAAATAATGTATTTTTTTAAAAAAACTTGATAATAATGTTTGACTGTTCAAGATGAATGGTATAATATTTTATTCATGATTAATCATACATATAAAAACGGGGACAATTAAATGGTCACAAGTATTGACGATCTTAAAAAAATGATCAAAGATAAGACTGTTTTAAGAAGTGGCAGCGAAGATATTATAATTAATAGAGGGTCAAATAATATTATCCGGATCCATGGCCGCCTGGTGACCTGGACAGACCTGCAGGACATACTGGCAAACGGCGAATATGATTTGATCCGGGATGGAATAAATATCATGGATAAAAAAAATCCAGACTGGGGCGGGGCAAGACTTCCCGGACCTGGCAAAAAACTGGGACCACCTAAAAAAGACCCTTTAAAGAAAAAACAGCCGGTCACCTTTTCATTGTCTCCTGAAACCCGTGACAAGCTGGATGCCATCTGCAGCCGGACCGGGCAGAAAAGATCTGATCTGATCGAGGCATGGATTATCGAAAAATTTTAAGAAAATAATTTTTAAATTATTCAAGGCCCTGGGAGTTAATCCCGGGGCCTTTTTTATTGGTATCAAAAAGTTATGCAGCACGCGCCCTGGGCGCTATATTCTGGTATCAAAAAGCCCCGCTGCAGCTGACCAGATCGTGATATTTTGGTATCATTTTTTTTATCCCTTGATCGGCTGTTTTTTAGGGATCAAAAACCCTTTGTCAAGAACTTTAACACCTTATTAACACCCTATTAACTCCTTATTAACTCCTTGTTTTGACGTCTTTTGCATTTTTGTTTAAAAACCAGGGCTATAATCCTGACATTTCTAAATTGAAAAAAAAGAAAACTTTTAAATCAAGGAATTTAACATGTAAAAGGAATTGATTTTTATGGCGGGATTCACATTAGCACAGGCCCAGGATAAACTGGACGGCTGGATGGCGGCAGAAGATGGCGTCATGACAAGCCAGTCTTATTCCATGGGATCACGACAATTGACCCGGGCGGATCTTTCCCAGATCCGGGATAGTATTAAATACTGGAACAAAGAAGTTATTTCACTTACCCGTGGCGGCGGGATCCGGATCACGGGGGCCACCCCATGCTAAAAAAAGAACCGGAAAACAAACAAAATTTTATAGATAAAGTCATTGGGGTTTTTTCGCCAGAACGTGCGGTCCGGCGTTTAAAGGCCCGCGTTGCTATTGAAATGTTAAACGCCTATGACGGGGCCAGCAAGGTAAAGCGAAGTCTTAAACAATGGGTGACGATGACCCAGGACGCCGATTCAGATATTCTGGATGATCTGCCCACATTGCGGGACCGTTCCCGGGATCTGGTCCGCAACAATCCTTTGGCTGCCGGTGCCATTAAAACCAAGGTCACCAATGTTGTGGGGACCGGTTTAAGACTGCAGGCAAGGATCGACCGGGCGGTTTTAAATTTATCCGAAGAACAGGCAGACGCCTGGGAGGCCCAGGCCCAGAGAGAATGGAAACTTTTTTTTAATTCCAAGGACTGCGATATCACAAGAACCCTGACCGGAACCGGTTTGATCCGGATGGTGTATCAGCAGCAAAAGGAAAACGGGGACAGCTTTATCCTTTTGCCCAGGAAAAAACGCCATGGCAATGCCTATTCTTTGAAATTGCAAATCGTGGAGGCGGACCGGGTCTGCAATAAAGATGATGTGGCCGACACGGCAAAGCTGGCCGGCGGTATCAAAAAGGATGATGACGGGGCACCTGTGGAGTACCATATATTGAAAAATCATCCCGGCGGCCTGGGCCATTCCAAGGATAAAGAATGGCACAAAAGAAAAGCCTATGGTGTCAAAACAGGTCTGCCCAATGTCATTCATTTCTTTAATCCTACACGGCCGGGACAGTCCCGGGGTGTGCCGGACCTGGCACCTGTGATTGAACTTTTTAAACAGCTGGGGCGATATACCGAGGCCGAGATTATGGCGGCGGTTATTTCCGGAATGTTCACAATTTTTATTGAATCAGAGGCAGGTCCGGGCGGGACAGGATCCGGTTTCAATTATTCCAATGCAGAAGGGGAAACCGGGCAAAAATCAACAGATAAAGATTATAAGATGGGCAGCGGAATGATTGTTGAACTGGGCAATGGGGAAAAAATCCACGATTCAAACCCGGGCCGACCCAATGCCAATTTTGACCCGTTTGTCATGGCTAATTTACGCCAGGCAGGTGCTGCACTTGAAATTCCTTTTGAAATCTTGATTAAACATTTTACGGCCAGTTATTCGGCGGCACGGGCTGCCATCCTGGAATTGTGGAAATATGTTTTAACAGAAAGGATGTTGTTGTCAGACAATGTTTTAAAACCGGTTTATGAGGTTTTTTTGTGGGAGGCCGTGGCTACAGGCCGCATTGTTGCCCCTGGTTTTTTTGCTGATCCAGGGATCCGGGCCGCATATCTTGGGGTCAATTTTGTGGGACCATCCAAGGGCCTGATCAATGAACTGGCGGAAGTCAAGGCAGCCGGGGAACGGATAAAAATAAAATTAACAACACTTGAACAGGAAACGGCGGCTTATAACGGCGGGGACTGGGAACAAAACCATGGCCAGCAGGTCAAGGAAAAAAAGAAACAGATAGCGGATGGCCTGATTGAAGAACCCATTAAAAAGGAACCGGCTCAATGAAAAAAATAAATAATTATAAAATTAATAACCAGGCAGGAAATGACACAGCGGAATTATTGCTTTACGGCATTATCGGCGATTACTGGGACGAAATGGACGCCAAGGATATTGTGGAGGATTTAAGGGCGCTTGAAGTTAAAAATATCATCGTCCGGATCTATTCAGACGGCGGATCTGTTTTTGCCGGGCTTGCCATTTACAATGCCCTGAAAAATCACGCGGCAAATATAACCGTGATCATTGATTCTTTGGCTGCCAGTATTGCGTCCGTCATTGCCATGGCCGGCCGTGTTGAAATGCCTGAAAATGCTTTTATGATGATTCACAATCCATCCGGCGGCGCCTGGGGTGAAGCGTCTGTCATGAAAAAAATGGCTGAAATTTTAGACAAGATCAAATCCAGCCTTGTGGGTGTCTACAAGGAAAAAACCGGGCTTGTGGAAGAAAAAATTGCCGCGCTTATGGATGATGAAACCTGGCTGACCGCAAAAGAGGCCGTGACCCTGGGTTTTGCTGATCAGGTGACGGGATTGTCCGATGCCCAGAATTTTCAAAAAATTGTTAATCAATTGTCTAATTATAAAAATGTCCCGGCAAGCTTAAAAGAGCTGGCCCGGAATAAACAACAACAAACAGACCCGCCGGGGGATCCGGCCGGGACAAAGGAGAAAAACATGGAAATTACCTTGAAATTAATCAAAGAAAAACATCCGGACATTGTCAAAGTATTGATGGCCGAGGGGGCAACGGCGGCAAAGGATGAACATGTCAATGCCGGTGCCGAGGCTGAAAGAGAACGGATCCAGGCCGTGGCCGGATGTGCCATGCCGGGTCATGAAACCCTGATTGACAAATTGATGTATGACGGCACAACCAGCGGGGGTGATGCTGCCCTGGCTATTGTGGCGGCAGAAAAACAGGTCCGGATTGTCAATCTTCAAAACCTGAATGCTGACGGTGTGGACCCGGTGGCCCAGGTGTTGCCGATTGATCCAATCAAAAAGGTCAAGACAGATGGGCCGGCCACAGAGGATGTCTGTAAAGCGGAGTTTGAGGCCGATGCAGCTATCCAGGACGAGTTTGGAAGTTTTGACGCATATTTTGCCTATCGAAAAGGCATGGCCGATGGCAGGGTGAGGGTCCTGAAAAAATAAGGACCTGACCCGGTAACCGGTAAATATTTTTTTTAAATTTTAAAGCAGGAGATTTAAGTATGACAACTTTAGCAGCAGACACACCCAGGGATCAGGAACTGGGTGACATTAACGAACTGCCCGTTATTGCGGCAGACATTATTTACCATGGGGCGGTTGTCGGCCAGGTGCTGGCGTCCGGTCACGCAAGACCTTTGACAAGTGTAGATATTTTCAAGGGATTCTGTGAAGAAAAAATAGACAATTCCCTGGGCGCGGCTGCAGCATTAAACGTGCGGTTCATGAAAAAAGGCGCGCTTAAACTGGCGGTTTCCGGGGCTGTTATCACAGACACAGACCTGCCGGTCTATGCCTCAGATGACAATGCCTTCTCTTTTAATCCCGTGGGTGGTGTTTTTATCGGTTTTTCCAGGCGGTATGTTGAATCTGGATACATGATTGTTGAGTTTGATGTGGACAATTTTGTGGATCCCTGGGCGGGTTATGCCTGCGAAACCGTGGCAGACGATAAAACCCTGGATGTCCAGGACACGGGAAAAGCTTTTTTTGTTACCGTGGATGCCAAAACCATCACATTGCCGGCAACGGCCGTGGCCATCAAGTGTGCCATTGTCAATATGGGTGCCTATGGCACGGTGGCTGGGAATGTATCTCCCAATGCCAATGACAAGATCATGGGTCCGGATATTGCCGGGGCTGATAATAAGGATCTGATTAATACCAAGGCAACAGCCTGCAGGGGTGACCATGTTGTTTTGAGATTGGGTCATGCAGACGGTCCCATGGTTGAAAAACTTGTGGGGACCTGGGCAACCGAGGGATAAGACCCCGGGATAGTTAAGCAAAAAAGTAAGATAAATTTTTAATATTAAATTGAGAGAGGGCAACATGGGAAAAAAAATCACAGAACGCCAGGTCATCGGCTGGTATTTTATGAAACTTGCGGCATTGAGTGGAATGGGCTGGGTAAATGCCATTTCAAACATTTTTGGATCAGACCAGTCCAGTGAAACATATCCCTGGATCGGAACAAGCCCGGTCATGCGTCAATGGATCGGGGGCAGAAATGTCAAGGAGTTTAAAGAAAATTATCTGACAATCAGGAATATCCTGTATGAGGCCACCATTAAATTTCTGGTGTCTGAATTAAGACGGGACAAAACCGGCCAGGTCATGACCCGGATCAACGAGCTTGCCAGCCGGTCAAATTCTCACTGGGCATCTTTGCTGTCAACTCTTATTTTGTCCGGTCCGTCAACCGTATGTTATGACGGCCAGTTTTTCTTTGACACGGATCACAGCGAAGGTGCTTCTGGGACCCAGTCAAATGACCTGCTTATTGATATTTCAGTTTTGCCTGCAGAAAACGCCGGATCAATAACCGTGCCCAGTGTGGAAGAAATGCAGCTTTGTATCATGCAGGCCATTACTGCCATTGTCGGATTTAAGGATGACCAGGGCGAACCCATGAACGAGGACGCTTTAAAATTTATTGTCATGACGCCCATGTCCCTGTGGCCCATGGCGGTCAATGCTGCAGCAACTCCACAACAGGTATCTGCCAGCCAGACAGCCCTGGAAGGTTTAAAACAACAGGGCCTGTCTATTGAAATTGTGCCCAATGCCAGGTTGTCATCCTGGACCAGTTCTTTTGCCGTGTTCAGGGCAGACAGTGATGTCAAACCTTTGATCCGTCAGGAAGAAACAGACGTGGATTTGAAGGTCAAAGGCGAGGGATCAGAGTATGAATTTGATAACAATGCCCACCAGTACGGCATTGATTCCAGTCGCGGCGCTGGCCTGGGACGTTGGCAGGGGTCCTGTCTTGTGACCATGGAATAATTTTTATTATCCTAATTGTTACTATGCATATCAAAAATTATTCCATGGCCTTAAAGATCCTGGAATAATTTTCACACCTAATAGGAGACAGGTTTATGTTTGAATATATTACAACAGCCATCCTTGAATTGTTTACCGGCCGGGTGGGTTTGTCTGAAAAACAGGCGGCCCGGCGGCTGCCGGTGGGGTCAATAAAACCGGTTAAAAAACAAAAAAGGGTTTACGAAATTTTGGCCCCGGTCCAGTTCAAATCAGGGGAAATAATCGGCCTTGAAAATCCGGACAAAGTGACATTGTCAAAAGTGGAACTGACACCCAGGTCCCAGAAACTTGTGGACAAAATTGCGGCCGATGAAAAACAGGCGGAGATCGATGCGGAAGTTGAAAAACGCCTGGCTGAAAAAGAGGCCAAGGAAAAAGCTGCAGCCGATAAAAAGGCCGCTAAATAATGACCACCCTTGCCGATCAAATAACATCTGATTTGACAGGTTTTTTTAATGAGGATGAATTTGCCGAGGCCGCAACCTATACGCCGGACGGCGGCGATGCCACAAGTATAACCATAAGCCGGGATGATCAGGATCCCGGCATTATGTCCGATGCGGCCCCGGGTGATGAATTGATTATCCTTGTCAGGTCGAGCCAGGTGGATCCGGGCCGTGGTGATACTTTTGTCATTGCCGGGAACACCTGGTACCTGCTGGAATCTTTGGGCATTGTGCATGGGGTTTTGAAATTAAAAATCAGCCGGTCTGGCACAAGGCGGGTGTAACTTTATGTTTGCCATGACTTTTAAACTGGGCAAGTCCCTTGAAAAGTTTGGGGAAGAAAAATCCAAGCTGATCAAAAAATCCATGACAACTGCTATGAAAAGGGAAGGCTTTTTGTTGTCCGGCCAGTTAAAAAGAGAGATCCGCCAGGGCGCACCTGGAGGCAAGTCTTATCCCGGGTTATCAACTATTGCACGCCAGGGGTATAGTGCCAAAACCGGCAAATGGCGGTTTACTTCCAGAAAACCGTTTACTGGTATTGGTGGCAGGGGCGGAAGATTACCGGGCAAAATTATTCCCATCCGGTACAATTATGAACAAAAAGGGAATACCGGATCTGTTCAAGTGGGTCTGGTGGACACCCGAAAGGAAAAAATGTCAAAATCCTGGAAACGGATTTTCATGATCCAGCAGGAAGGCTTTAGCAGCCGGATTGACAAATACAGGAAAAAAAGCATAGCCAGGCGCGGGGGCGAGCTGGGCAAGCGGTCAAAGTTGCGGCGTCACTTTTTTTTAAAAAAAGGCACGAACATATTTAAAACCCCGGCCAGGCCAGTGATAGATCCTTTCTGGGAAAAATGGAACCAGAGATCTTTATCACGGATGTCTGATAATTTTCATAAAAAAATGGATGGGAAAAGAATTTGAAGGAATTATTGACAGCAGTCAAAACACAATTGAGATCTGACACGGATATAAGCTTTATCGAGGATGCCAATATCGTTATCACGCCGGATCTGGATATCATCCCGGTCACTTTGAATTTTCCAGCCTTGACCCTTAAAGACGGTGAGATCAGGCGCATTGTCCACACCAATATAAAATGGGAGGTCCACTATACGGTTTTAATTGCCATTTTTCAATTATTGGAAGCCGGGGACGTGTCCGTGATGGGCCAGGCAGACCCGAGAATATACGGCGTTATTGAAATTGCAGACGCCCTGCATACATCATTAAATGAAAATTTGCTTTCAATCACCGGTATGGAAATGGCCTTCCCAGGAGAGATTGAAACCGATTCTGAAACCATTGGATATGAAAACTCAGATCTGGTTTTGCAGCGCAAAATTATATCTTATGAATATCAAAAAACAGAAACAAGACCCTAAATAAGGAGAAAACAAATGTCATTAGGCAAAGGATTTGAAGGAATACTGGGCGTTAAAAAGGAAGCGGCTTATGGTACGGCCCTGGAAGTTACCGAGGCCATACCGTTTGTGAGTGAGTCATTTGGCAATGAGATTGAAAAACACATGGACGCCGTGTTGCGGGGCAAGGCCGGAATTGGAACCAGCATTGCCGGGAACAAGTCTCATCCTTTTTCCATTCCCTGTAAACTGACCTATGAGGACCTGGACCTGTTGATTGCCATTGCATTAGGCTCTGCAGGCACGCCGGTCGCAAACGCGGCACTATACGACAATACTTATTCTTTGGCAGAAAACCTGAGTTATTCATTTTGTTCTGCAGTCTATAAGAACGTGAGCGTCTGGGAATATGCCGGGTGTAAAATTGACACCATGAAAATCGCAGGCGAAGCCAACAAACCCCTGGATTTTGAGGTGGGTGGCGTTGCCAAGGTTCTGGATCTTGCTTCAGCTCTTAACACGTCCGGTGTTCTCACTGCCCTGGACACGGAAGATGCTGCAGGTAAGGTCATGTTTTCTGATCTGGAATTCAAGATTGCAGCCCAGACAGATATTTTGTCCGGAGAAACTGAAAAAGGGATCGGGTCTTTTGAATTAAATCTGGTCAATGCTCTTATCCTTGATCAGTTTGACAACCGTGCCCAGACGATCATTGAACCCCAGCGGAACGGCATGCGTGAGGTCAAGTTTTCGTTTAAGGTGCCCCGGTATGAAGCTGACACATATCTTGACTGGCGGGATGCTGACACAGCCCTGCATGCGTACCTGAAATTTACTTCCGGCAATTATATGTTTGATATCCATCTGCCGGATCTGAAAATTGACAAGGCGGACGCACCCATCGGCGGCGCTGGATTGATTGAACAGGATATCCAATGTACCTGTCATAGAGATCCCGGATCTGTATCCACCAGCTTTACTGTGACCGATGAAATGGAAATTGATGTGACCAATGGCCGCAGCGCATCTCCGCTGGCATAATCTAAAATCCAAGGAGGTTTCATTATGTCGATTGCAGCTGGATACAAATCCAAGACGGCCTGGCGCAAAGAGGATAAACAGGGCGCTTATGGCGTACCCATTGAATGCGGTGCTGATCACCAGGCGCCCCTGATATCTGAAAGCCTGACTCCGGAAATTGAAAAACAACTGGACAATGTGGTGCGGTATAAGGCCGGCCACGGCTCCAGCGATGTTTTAAGCAGGCTTGTGGCAGGCGGCATCACCATTGAGGCTGTATATCGCGGAATTGAGGCCATCATCTGTTCCGCCCTGGGGTTCTCAAATTACACGGCATCCCCGGCCACCATTGCCGCCGGTGTGTATAAACACACCTTTGAGCTGTCGGAAAACATGCAGACAGAATCCTGGGCTGCAGGGGATGGCATCCTGGCAGGATCCGGCTACCTTGCCGGTGATAATAAGGTGCGGCGTGGAACATTATGCACCGACAAGACAGTTTCCATCTGGGAATACATTTCCACCATGGTCGATATCATCACGATCAAGGGAGATTCCAAGGGTATCCGCATTGAGCTGGGCCTGGTCCCTTATAAACTGGATCGAGCATCTGCCGTCAATACGTCATCGGCTGCCTGGTCAATACCGGACGATGACTTTATGTCCATCCTGTTCCAGGACGCGGTGTTGTGGATTGATGATTATTCAGCTTCAGTTTCCTTGTCCAGCGTCGACGCGGTTGGCATATCCGAGTTTGAGATCAAACTTGAAAATAATCTCAAGATTGAAAAAGACAGCTTGTCCGGACTTTATATTGCCGAACCGAAGCGGGATAGCAAACGGCTTGTAACGGGTTCTTTTACTTTTCCAAGATATGAAAATGACACTTTTTTGGATCACCTGGATGACCAGGCCGCTCAAATGGCAATGCTCAAACTTACCGGCGCCCAGATTGGGGCAACCGGATATTACAACACATTCTGGATCTGGCTGCCGACGTTTAAGTTTGACAAGGTTGATGCTCCCGTGGCTGGTCCGGGCATGTTGACGGTGACCCATGCATTTACCTGTGAATTACCGGCAGCGGTGCCGTCGGGATTTCCGACCCAGGCCAGTAAAGAATTATTGATACAGATACAAAATGAACTGGTTACAAACCCATTAATTTAAATTTAATTGAAAGGAAAAAAACATGGCCATTCAGATTATTCAGACTGAAGAAAAGTTGATCTATGAAGCTGAAGACTCAAAGATATTTTATCGACGCATTTCCACCTTGAAACGCGGCACCATTGTAAAAAGACATACTAAGCGTGGCAAGACTGACTGGAACGCGGTGACAGGCAGTGTGCTGGATTATGTTATTATCGGCTGGGAAAATATTCAGCAGGCAAAAAAAGATATTGTCTTTGATCAAGACCTTATCATGGCCCTGCCCGAAGACACATTGACAGATATTTTGGAGTTGTCAGGCGGCGCAAATCCCGGCATGTCTGACGGCGAGGATCAGGAAAAAAACTAAGAGCATTCCTGGCCTGGCAGTTCACCCACAAGACGTCGTGTCAGGAATGCAGATCAAATTATGAAGAGGATGACAGAGATCCGCCATGCGAAGAAAAAGGAAACTGCCCCATAAGTTCGGTGGACCTGCTTCCAAGAAACCAGGAGGCCCTGGATATCTGGCACAACATCAAAGCTTTTGGATCCGACCTGGTTTTTTCCCTGTCAGACATAAAGCTAACAAAAATTGAGGGTGAAGAATTATTGCAGAAATTATCCAGTATAGAGGGCATTATCAATGAGTTTAAAAATCAACAAAGATCTGAAGAATAGGAGGTAAAGATGACACATTTAACCTGGGTTGATGCCACAGCGGTCAACCCGACAAATCTTAACAAACTCACACAGGAAGATGATCTGAAACCTCCGGCGCCGGTTGCTTTTGCTGGGTCCACAGGCCGGACTATAACCCATAATTACGGGCACACGGACTATCAGGTTGTTGTGAACCCGGTTGCCGATCCGGCAGGTTTTTTGGGGGAGATCTGGTTTTCCAAGTCAGCCAATACGGTCGTTGTGTATAACAGTGGATCTGCCACGGGCAATTTTGATTATGTCATCATCCCCCATGCCTAAAAAAGGAGAAAAAAAATAATGAAACCACGAATCACAATAAATGAATCCAGTATCATGATCCCGGGTTTTAAATGTGCCGCCCTGGGCAAGGTCAGTCAGAAAACTATCGACTTGACACCATATACAGGCAAGCATGTCCGGATCTGGCTGGACAAAGACAAAACTTATTCTCTGGATCCGAAAAAAGATCATTTCTGGCAGGTGGCTGAACTGACTGTCCCGGAAATTAAATATCAGCAGATAGAGACAGATGATATTGATGACAACGAAAATACGGCTCAGGAATCCAAGCCCCTGCCCCTTATGCTTAAAGGCACAAAGATTGAAAAATGGGATCTTCCGGCATAAACTAAAATAGGAGCAAAAACCATGACATCAATTGCAATAGCCCTTGAAGTAAACGACAAGGGCAGCGTGGTTGTCAAGCGGTTCACAGACAAAACAGTCAGCAGTGTCAAACAAATGTCCAGTCGCTCAATCGGATACGTGCAAAAACTTTCTGCCAGATTTACGAAGGGCCTGGGCGGTGCAATAAAAATGGTCAGCGGAGCATTGTTAAACCTTAAAACTTTTGCTATCGGCGCTCTGGCCGCTTGGGGAATACAAAGGCTTATTTCAGATTTTATCAATCTTGCTAATGTGCAGGAAGCGGCGGAAAGAAAGCTTGAATCTGTCTTGAAATCAACGGGTCACGCCGCCGGGTATAGCATAGAACAACTTAAAAAAATGGCATCGTCCATGCAGAATGTGACAACGGTGGGTGATGAGGTAATCCTTAATGGTATGGCCATTATGGCAACCTTTAAGCAGATCAAAGGAACACAATTTGAACTGGCAACAAAGGCGGCCCTTGATATGAGCCATGTTATGGGAACAGATTTAAAATCATCTATTATCATGATCGGCAAAGCATTAAATGATCCCGTGGCCAACCTGTCAGCCATGACCCGGGCCGGTGTTCAGTTCACGGAATCTCAAAAAACAATGATTAAAGCAATGTGGAAAACAGGCGATGCCGCCGGCGCTCAGGGTATAATCTTAAAAGAACTTGAAAGTCAGTTTGGCGGCGCTGCCGCAGCCGCGAGAGATATTTTCGGTGGTGCTGTGACTGCAGCAAAAAATGCCCTTGGCGACTTAAAAGAAACCCTGGGGCAGGCCGTGACCAAAAATGATTTTTTTATTTCAGCGGCAAAAAATGCAGAAGTTTTTTTTAAAAATTTAAACACCAGTCTTAAAGCCAACAGCGGCAAACTGCAGGAAATGGTCACAAGTGTTGGTGTTTACGCTGTAAATATGGCCGCTAAAATAATTGAGGCCATTGGAAGTATTCCAAGGGTTTTTTATACTATTGTGCAGGCAGTCAGTCTTACCACCCAAGCCCTTGCCGCCCTGGGAACGGTGGCTGTGAATGTGGTCGCATTAATTACCGCCACAGCGAATCCATACTGGGCTATTAAAGTAGCTATAAAAGGATATCGGGAAACCTTTCCGGTGTTGGCAGAAATGCGGGACTCTCTGGACAGACTGGGTGTGGGGTCAGCTATTGCCGCCACGAAAGCAGAAAACGCCAAAACCAAGTTCTCAGCCTTTGGTCAGACAGCACAAGACCTGGCAGGTAAAGTCAGAGAATTATCAAGGGAATTTCAAAAAGGGTTTGCCGTGGATGAGCCGCAAGACAAAGTAGTCTGGCAGGACGTGGTTTCAAAAAAGTTAATAGAAAGCGAAACAAAGCAAATTCAGTCTTTGGGAAGAATAGCTCAGGCAGAAGAGGTCTCCAGTCAAAAAATGATTGCTTCCTGGAAAACAAAAACCGCTGTAATTGATGGTATCTGGACACAATGGCAGGAAAAAGCCATGGTGCCTGTTGAATCGACTGTAACAATGAAAGATGAAGTTACAACCAAATTACAAAAAATCAAAACAGAAGCCGGTGCAACCCACTGGGTTATTGTCAAAGTAAAAGATGAAACATCTTCCCCTTTAAAACAGATTGAAGCCCAGGCAAAATCAACCCAGAAAACCATTGAAAAAAGCCCCACCATATCCATTGATGACCGGGCCACCTCTGTTTTAAAACTCAT